CCTTCCTGTTATTGTGACAGCCGTAATTTGGCTAACAATGATTTGTGGAGGACCGCTAGACGGGAAACTTGTTTAATATTTTGGGATATACCAGTACAGAGAGTTTTCTCTAGTACCAGTGCTTTGGCTCTTTCGACAAGTCGTAAGGCCGCTGCAATATCTTCGATACAAGGTTCAATACGTCCATCAGTCACACCGGAATAGAGAACAGTCCAATACTCAAGAGTATTGTGCTCCTCTAACCGATTCTCGATTACACGCCACTCTGCCAAGAGCTCTGAAAAGAGTTCCGCATGCGTGTCGGTAATCTCATTGATGGCCGGTTCTACCGCGTATTTAACTTCTGGGATTAGTTCCCGCACATCCTTAACGCGAATAGCCATTGAGTCATAAAGCTCATTTGGTAGTCCACGTTTCGCCTTAACGAGTAAACCTATCATAGACTGTTTTATATAATTAAAACAAGCCTGTAGATAGTCATATCTCAGTTGAGGATCTTCACTGAATTTACCTGTGAACAATCCATACTCGCCTTTCATGGCGGCAAGGAATTGATCTATCTGGTATGTATTAGTGGCGGACGAAAGTTCGCTAACTAGTATGCTAACAATAGCATTCAACCTGCTACCCGGGATAATCCCGTGTTTCAGGGAAGATGATAATCTTCTCCATTCTGAAAAAGTCGAAATGGCTTTCAAGGAATCGGAAATATTATTTCCTATAAAACCTCGTTCACGCAATCGTCTAATCCACTCCACTTTAGCTGCTAATGCAGTTGAAGGACCAAAAAACATAGCGTGTTGGGAAACGGTCAACACCTCCTTTAAGGAGATTGGAGATACGTTAACACCTTCATACATGTTTTGAGATGCGAATTGGAAGAAACCAGTGTTAGACACATACGATTTCGCCAAACCAATAGTAACACCATACTCTTCACACACTTTAGTGTAGTGATGAGCCACCTCAGGGTGGGCAATAACAATATCATCTCCCAAGACTAAATAGTCCTGAAAGTTCCACTGTTTTGCTCTTTGGGCGGAAAGGAAAACTAGGTAGTGATGAACCATTGCGAGGGAAGCCCAAGAAGATAGGATACCCATCGGTTGTCCACGAGTATAAGCAATAGTACGGTTAACTAAGTTTTTATCCTTAGGAACTAAGTATCGTCTAGATACTAAAAGTTCAATCCATACTGAAGCAAAAGCACGTGACGTCCAATGTGATAAAACATCCTCATACAGGTGAACAGGAATAAGATCTGTGGCAGATTTAAGATCATATGAAGCTACAAATCTGTAGTTTCGATCATTAAATTCGCTTACCTTTCCTAATTGATCAAAGGTCGCATCACAACGATGCACCTTGAGCACCTTAAATAGCGAATCATGTAAAGGAGATAGGAGCAATTGAGACCAATAGTCTCCAATTGCAAATATTCTCACTTTACCCGCAGCCTCATTTTTCAATGCGAGTTTACCGCGTGGCATTTCCATTATTGCATTATCGAGATTCTCACGTACTGAGATCAAAGGATCCCAGATATATGAAGTTTTCTCTTTAATGAATAATTTAATACTACGCAACTCCATGGAATAGGAACCTTTAAGGATAAGATTAGTATAAAGGGAATTACCAACTGTCTCAATATGAGACAGAAGGTCACAGTCTTCATCAACACGGGATTTCCCATGTTGAACCTGAACTTCATTCGCCTGATCAATGAAATCTTCAAAAAGCTCCCTAACCTCCTTATTTCGTGCGATAACCATAGCATCAATGTGAGACCCAAGTATCGAATTTCGATGACTAGGCCCCGCAGAGAGCATTAGTTTGAAGCGCGGAAAAGAAAAAAGAAGATCCGGTAAATATCCTTTCGGATTAAAGAAAGACCAAAACTGGCTGATATTACTATCAAGCTCAGCTCTTTTCTGCGTTGATCTACTGCGTAGTATCTCGGCAGCAATTACTTTCCATGTTAGACGTTCGGCCGGAGTCGGAGTAGTCCAGTCAGACGGGTTGTATTTATTATACCAACCCGGCTCAAAATTCGAATCGAATCTTGAAGCATATGACGAATTATCCCTTCTCAAACGCCACGTACTAAGTGAAAATACATTGTGAGCATGAGGTGCACCAATAGCTCCCAGAGAAGGTCTAGCATTTACCCCTTCGAAACCTTTAAAAGAATGTAACAAGGACGAGATTACACGTATAGTAGTTTTATCACCTTTTCTAATCAAAGCTCTTATTTGAGCAGGAATTATAGAGGGTAAACCGTTAGATAAACGAATTCGTTTACCTAAGGGCCCCGTTGTTTTCAACGGATTTCCACTAATATACTGTAAAACAGCAATTGAGGCAACTTTCAAATACAATATAATAAAATTTATATTTGATTTTGCTCTCATGCTATCAAGTTCTAAACTCATTCGTTTAATACTGGAGAACGCAAAAGACGGATTTTTTAAACCCAACCAACTTCTTATATCTCTATAATAAGTTGGAAGGAATGTTTTAAAATTTCTTCTAAAACAGATCAGAGACTCCCTAATTACCCAACCGTTCCGAATTGTGAACATGCTGGAAAATTTAGCTCTAATGTCATTAATTGGGGGAGTTGAGCCATCAGGTTTAACTCCGAATTTCGAGTAAACATCCTCTCTGGATTCCTCCGGAGTGGATATTACAACTATTTCACTTTCGTTAGATAGTGCAATCGCTACCAGTTTTTGGTAACGGTTCTCACTCAAATACATCAAAGATGATGTATTAAGTGGATCTATTATTACGTAGTGACCTTTAGCTCTCGTCCAATTAACGGATTTGATAGCATTTGTTATGTCCATAGTGATAGTTAATATTAAGTATTACTTATTTGATATTACTATTACAGCCATTACAGCAGGGGTTCTCCTACCAAACTCGGATAGACTGGTTTTACACCAATATCTTAGTCTGATTAACAAAGGTAACGCAACTCGAACATCATCGAGAACTTCTAACTAAATAGTTAGCTCGTAAATGTTTCGTAGTTCAAGCCCACGTTAACTAAAGTAGTCATGTTCAGTAAAAGTATTATATAGTAAACCCCGTCTCAAGGAACAGTGATGATGGCAATGCCAGCGCATTTGTAAATTGGGATGAGACCACTATATAAGGGACCACTATTGGATTAACACTCAGTCAGCTTGAGACTTGAATAAGTCCCACTGTAACTTAGGTTAATAGGGTGAATCACTCTCTTGTCGTCAAAAGACGAGGGAGCAGATCGTTGTCTTTAACTCCTTTCCCTCAATTTATCAAATTAAGGTCCCGGAGATCGAGAGACGTCCTGTGGGACAGGTAATGAAATTTGACCGTAAGGTATACCTGTAAA